CGACACGATGAGCAACCCTAAGTGGAAGATTAGACGTAGATACATTTTCGCGGCCTTCACGCTCGGGGCTGGAATGATTCTGGCATCAGTAGTCGGTATCTGGCAAGACCGGCTAGGTGCAGGCGATCTCATTACAGGCGGGGTTGCACTGGTAAGCCTTATTCTGACAAGCTACATTTTCGGGAGTGCGTGGGAAGACCGCGCCAAAACTACGGAGGAGAACACGGATGGATAAGTTAAGAAGGTTTCACGACTACGCTACGGAGCGCGCTATCAAGACGGTCGCGCAGGTTGCGATTGCGACGATTGGTGTGGGTGCTGTAGGTATTTTAGATGTGCAGTGGGGGCAGGTTGTTTCTGTGGCTGCGCTCGCTGGGGTTATGTCTCTGCTCACTTCGGTGTTGCAGTATGACCGGCCCGTCAAGTGATGGCAGATATTGACTTGATGGAAAACGTTGGTGGCATTCTTTGTCCTATTGACCCTGCGGATGCTTTGGATTGCACCTCATGTCAGTGACGGTTTTCTGCTAGAGTTGTGTTGCTTGATGCTGTAAGGTATTGCGCCCGCCAGGTTTGGTTTCCCCCTTTCCCCCTGGCGGGCGCTTCTTGCTTTCATGACTTGTTTTTTACCCACTTGTAGATAGTCATTTTGGTGAGCCCGGTTAGTTGGGCGATTCTGTACCCTGAGTATCCTTGCTCGTGGAGAACAATGCAGGCTTGCTGTAGTTGAATGTTGGCTTTATCGTATTGTCGTTGCGCGTTGTTGCGGTCTTGTACTGCGACTGAGAGGTGCAGTTCCTGATCTGTCATCTTGATTGGTTTCCTTTCCTAGACAAGCTTAGGATACCGGCCCGCCCACGGGTTGCCTAATCGTCCACGCAAACCTTTTTAGGAAATAGTTTCTAATCCTGCCAAATTTAGGATACTGTTACACCGTGACCCAAATTGGGTGGCATAGAAGGGGGAAACACATGGGCGTATATAGCGACCTAGAAATAGCGCTACAGGAAGAAGAAGCTGACCGGGTGCCACGACGTCGGGATCTGCGTAACAAGAAGCGGGAAACGTACAGGAAGCCGAAGCATCCTAGCGCCGCCGGTGACATGTTTATTATTCTGACCACCGTAGTCTTTGCGTTGGCGCTCGGGTTCGTTCTTGGGTTCGGGTTTCAACTGTGAGGGCGTGGCTGTTTGTGGGGGTGGGTGGCGTTATGGCGCTGGCCCCTATGTTTCTCAACCCGCAGGCAGGCATTAACGGGATGACACTACTCGGTGTCATCTTTATGTTTATTGGTTGGCGCGATGCGTCGAAAGGGAGCTCACAACATAATGTCTAAAGCGAGAAGTAGTGACCCGCAAACAAGTCATGATGCGGCTGATTCTGTGAAGGATGTGACGGCTACGCAGTCGTTTATTGTTCGGGTTTTGTCTAGGCGGGCAAGGACTGACACACAACTTATTGAGGCGTACCGTAACTATGTGAGGGCACCGAAGGCTAGTGACTCTGGTATCAGGTCGAGGCGTTCGGAGCTTGTTGCGTTGGGTGTGGTGGCTGATACCGGGAAGCGGGTTGTGTTGCCTTCGGGTCGGAGTTCGATTGTGTGGGGGCCAACGTCATGAGTTCGTGGCGGGGTGAGGTCGTCGATCCTAATGCTGAGCAGAGGGACATTGAAAGATGTTTAGAGGCGGCTGTGATGTGGATGCGGGAACGTAGAGATATTCCGCAGACACACAGCATTGCTGAGTGGAAGCTGTTTGAGGCGGCGATGGACATTATGGATACAACTTACGATGAGGGGGAGTTATGAGGAAAGGGATAACAGAATCGGGTATGCCGATGCTGTCGCACGAGTTCGTTTTTACAGTCTTCTACGATCAGGGTGCCTGGTGGGTGGAGTCTACGCGGGAGGGTGTCGAGTTTCGGGAGCCTATCGCCTGCTATGACACCGCTGATTTAGGTTACGAGATTAGTTGCATGTTGGATAGGGCCGGGTGGGAGCAATGATTGACGCGACACGTTTTGTGGCGAACAAGGCTATTGACTTTGAGGGTTGGCTTGACGCCCGCCTCTACGGGGTGACTGCCACACAGGTGGCTAAGGCTGCGACGCCTGCCGGGTTTCGGGAAGCGCTCGCTGGGCTGCTCGACCCGACACCGATTGAGGACAACGATTATATGCGGTTCGGTCGGGAGCAGGAAGGCCCGATTGGGTTGTGGGTGAAAGACCAGTTTGGGGTGATCCCTAACGAATGGTTGATATCGCACGAAACCGAGGCCCACCATCTGGCCACACCTGACGGGATATCACTTGCACATGACGCTATTAGTGAGGTGAAGACGACCGGCAGGGATTGGGATCCCATGAAGATACCGATTCAGTATCGGCGACAAGTGCAATGGCAGATGCATGTCACGGGTACAAGCGTGTGCGTGTTTGCTTGGATGTTACGCCTTGACCTTGGGGGTATATATCAGCCGGGCTGGTTTGAACCTAAGTGGGTCGAGATTGTTCGTGATGATGAGATGGTTGCGGAGCTGTCGGTGGTTGCCGATAACTTGTGGGGTGAGGTTAATGCTCACCGTTAGGCAGAAAACGATTCAGGGGTTTATTGTGAGGTTCCAAAGGGTGAACGGGTTTGCGCCCACGATTCAGGAAATCATGGTGAATAGCGGGTTGGCGTCACTGTCATCTGTTGTGTACCAGTTGGATCAGCTACAGGAAAAGGGTTACATCACCCGGGCAGCAGCATCGGCGCGGTCAATCCGCGTCTTACTTACAGTCAATGGAAAGGGAGTGCATGATGGGAACAGCTAGAGAAGTTATCACTGAGGTTATGGGTGCGGTCAGGTCTGTCGGGAAGGATGGGGTGAACGCTCACCAGAATTTCAAGTTCCGTGGCATTGATGCGGTCGTGAACGCTATCGGCCCGGCGCTAAGAACAGCGGGCGGCTTTATTGTTCCGAATGTTATCGACGCCAGGCATGAGGTGGCTCAGTCTGCGAAGGGTGGCACCCTAAACACAGTGCGCCTACAGGTCGAGTTCAGTGTGTACGGGCAGGAAGGCGACCCAGTGACGGGCACCGTTTCGGCGGAGGCGTTCGACTCGGGCGACAAAGCTACAGCTAAATGCATGAGTGTCGCTTACCGTACGTTTATGCTGCAACTGTTTTGTCTGCCTACCGACGAGCCTGACCCTGATGCGGATAGCTACAAGTTAGGTGCCCCTGAGGTTGCGCCGGTCGCTCCCGAGACGTTCCTAGTCAGTGTCGATGCGAGTGTGTCGATTGAGGAATTAAACGCTTTATGGCAGGATGCTCTAAAGGGCGGGTTCTCTGCCACCGTGAAGGATTTATTTAGCAAGCGGAAGAAGGCGCTCACTGATGAAACGAAATGATGAAGACGTGTTGGCTATGGCGGTCGAGGTGTTCGAGCGTGTGTCTGTTATTACTGAGCCGATCGAGTTCCGCAAGAAGTATGACAGTGCGGATGAGGGCGACCCTTACGGTGAGGTGATTAGGTGGACGTATCTCACTGGGGGAAAGCTGTTTAGTGAGTAACCTGACACCGCAACAGGTTATCGAAACGCTAACCAAAATATCGAAGGATATCGACGAGGCAACCGATGAGATCGCTTTGCTTGACGAGGCTGCGGTTCGGGCGCGGGTGGCACATAAGGTTGCCTACGCTCGCGCTTTCCTGAGTGTTGAGGGGGCGATGGATGTGCGACGGTACACAGCGGATTCTGTGACGGTCGATTCTTTGTTGGGTACTGAGCTGGCAGATCAGGCGTTGCGGGCGTCTGTGTCTGCGATTAGGGCGTTGCGCGACCGGCTCGAGGTGGGGCGCTCGCTGGGGCCGCTAGTGCGCCTTGAATGGGCTGGCTCATAGCTTTTTTTGTTGTCTGGCTTTGAACACGGCATAGAAACTGTCACTTTTTGCGCGGTTGCAACTAGCGCATAAGGGTTGAAGGTTTCCAATCCCATGGGTGCCACCTTTCGCGATAGGAATAACGTGGTCTACTTGGCTGGTGCCCGTGTCGCCGCAGTAAACACACGAAGATAATCTAATACGAAGTAAATCCTTAGCTGTAACTCGGAACGTGCCGTTACCAGACTTGAGAACCCTCCGGGAATGTTTACGTTTTAAGTCTGCCTCGGGGTGCGCCTTTTCATAAGCGCGGTCGTACGCTGCCTTCTCTACTTTATGTGTCGCGTAATATTTCCGTTTCTGGACGGAAATCTCGGCCTTCCGCGCCTTGTTATAAGAATGGTTGTATATAGCCTTTTCCGTTTTACGGGTAGCCCGATATTTCAGCTCTTGGGATTTTCGGGCCTGCAAATTGGCGAGCCTGTAGCTTCGGCTGTAAGCGTTCGACTTCTCCCGGTTTGCAAGATAATATTTCCTGCTGTTGGCGTTGGCGCAGGCTCTACACTCGCCGCCAAGACCGTCCTTTTTGGATGAGTTTTTATTGAAGTCGTGTGCTGTTTTGATTTGTTTGCACTTGCCACAGGGTTTACAATAAGTCATATCGGCTCCTCACAAGTCGGTCACTCCCCCGGATGTTAGTTCATCGCGGGGGTACCCTAATTATAGCCGCTTGTTGAGCGTTGAGTCGGGCTAAGTCATAACGGTAGGCTAATGTCATGCACCAAGATTTTAGCCCCATAGACTTTCCAAACTATGCGGAGATGACCTACGGGCAGCTCAAACCGATTATGGGCTTACACACTAAGCCAAGTACAGGCGATTACGCGGAACTGTTGCGGGGCACCCTGTCGAGGAAAGGGAAACGTCGCTTCGATGCGATGGCCGGGCACAAAGTCCATTCCCTTGTGTACAACTATATTGACCTAAACATGACGCGCGAGTCTTTGCTTGACGAAATGCATAATGATGACGAATGAGCTGCGCGTTGTCGAGTTTACGGTGATGGGTGAGCCACGATCGAAGCAACGCCCAAGAGTTACCACACGGGGCACGTTTACCCCAAAGGAAACGGTGGCGGCTGAAAAGCGGGTGCGTGATGTGTGGCGTCTGCTTGGGGTGCCGAAGCTCGAGGGGCAACTTGTTGTGCAGCTACAGTTCTTCAACGGTAACAAGCGTCGTCGTGACCTGGACAATATGGCGAAGCTTATTTTGGATGCGCTCAACTGTGAAGCGTTTG